CTTGCTTAGTAGTAGACCTTGATCTCAAGATCGAAGTTACCGGAGTCGGCAAGCGCAGGCGTTGCCCCCAAGTCAAACACGTTGACCGTGAGCACGTCAGCGCTCGTGTGTTCGATGTTGAATACTCTCATCGCCGCTCCTGTCCCACCATTGATTTTGGCAAGGGTCTTGTTGTTGGTGAATGCACCCGTAAGCGTGAACGTATAGAGACCGATTGATGTCCTGGCCGGAACCAGTGCTGCACCGAGCTCGTTAACGACTTCCGTGCCGATTGCCGGGGCCGCTGTTGTCGCCTGTGTGACCTTGGCAACGTAAAGTTTGTAGCGGCTTGGTATGAAAACTCCCTGACCTCCTGCTGACATTTTGTTTCTCCTTTATCAAAATTCAGTTTGAAGAAAAGGGGCGGCAAGAATCTCCGCCCCGTAAGTCATTACTATCCACTCACTACCGAACCTTGGAAGTACCTGTAATCTAAAACTGCGATACCCCACTCGTAGCGGATCTTGTAGGTGATAACATCGTTCGTGAACCACGATCCGACGTTTGGCAGATCACTGACAAAGATTTCCGGCGTATCCTGGCCGTTGACAAATCCAACTTCCAGTCCGCCCTTGTCGCGTGCAACCCCAGCCCAGTCCGTTGCATCCGTCCAGTAATCAACGGTGATGTTCTGGATTCTCTGATTCTGGACGAAGGTTTCCGTCATGTTGGTCTGACCAAAAGCAGCAACCAAGCTCTTGTATGCGGACTCTTCCAGATCCGGCGGAGTGAGCACGTATCCGAGCTTCAGCGCCAACCGCTTGGAGTTGTCCATATCGGCCTGCTTCGCCATACGGAGACGCATCGCAAAGATCGCAACTCCGTCCGTTCCCATTGCCGTTGTCGCTTTGTTGCCGTGGGCCGTGGTGTAGAGTGCTGTGCCGTCGTAAATCAGTGTCGGTGAACCCACAGATTCCGTTGTCAGTGCGGGCTTGATGATATCGTACACGGCTTCATGGACGCTCTGGAACCCTGCACGGGTGAGGCGTCTTGTCAGTCCTCGCAAGGCTCCGATATCATCGTTCATGATAAGTTCTCGCGTAACACCCTCCGTCCCACCATGCTTCGCCGGAACGTAGGTTGCTTCTTCATCCGTCGGAGATGTGAGGGGCAGGTAAGGCGCTGCCTGTGCAACAACTGGGAGATTCGAGTAGCCTCCCCATCTCACGCGGTGTTGAGTTTTGAAATCAGACAGTGGAACCACCTCAGCGAATTGTCGCCAAGTATCGAGTCCAAGCAGTGGATAGTCCCGCACGAGTCGCTTGTTCATGGCATCGGCAACGATCTGTGACCAGTCTCCTGTCTGAAGTGTGGCCTGGAACCTCGCAAAATCCCGGCGCCCCGTGAGTTCATCGTCTCCGGTGAAGTCGATATACGCAGCCTTGATAGACTGGTAGGGGTTGAGCGTCTTCTTCTCCTCCGGTGTCAGTGGTTTGAGTGAGCCTTCAAGGAAAAGTCCATAAATGCCGTTCTTCACCTTGTCAACCTGATCCATACCGGCCCTGATATCCAGCCCCCTGTTGTTGAGCTGTGATGGAACAAGCGACGCCCAGATGTCTTTCTTCCGTTTGATTGCGGCGTCGATATCGGCTTCCTCAGCAACCTTGTCCTTGAACTCGACCTTGAGTTCATCCTGAAATGGAACCGGGAGCTTCGAGTCAGCGAGCTTCGCCGAAAGCAGGAACTGTGATGCCCTGATCTGCATCTTCTTCACCTCGGCTGCAATCGGATCTGTTACCGATGCCCGGAAAGCGCTCAGGTCAAGGATGTTGTCGGTCTTCGCAGCTTGGATTGGAGCGGGTTTGAGCGACTTGCCGAGTTCCGTGAACATCTTCTCGATCACCTCATCGGCGTTCGTTGTGTTGATACCGTCGGGTAGTTCGAACCGTGGGTGGGCTTTGTTCGCTGCCACGAGATGCGTCATGAGTTCGTTCTCATTCACCTTTGGCAGTTCGACCTTTTGATCGACAAGAAACGTCGGCCAGAGAATCGAGAACAGGAACAGCAGTTTCTCCTTCATTGAGGTGTCTCCTTGTGGATGTAGTTTTGATGCAACCATTCTTACAACGACTCCATCGGCTGCACCGCGCTCGACGAAATCAACCATAACGCGGTCAAACGATGTCGCGACAATGTCCTGCCCCTTACGCTCCGCTTCACCCGTCGCATCAATTGAGAGTTCATAGGGCATGGGGGCAGAATTATCACTTGCAAATACCAGGTTCTTCCGGATGTCATCAGCCGAGGGGTACAGCGTCAGAGTGGCTTTCAGTTCTTCACCTGCGATCCACGGGCCTGTCATTACGCCGACGATGTCCCGGACAGATTTCCGGTTCGAATCCTTGAGGTGGCCAGCGAGATCAGTTGTTGTATTGGCATAGACCTTTGCGCCCTCGAACTGCAAGAGATACTTTTCAACAACGTCCTTGGTGATGAGGTAATAAGGCGGGGTTTTGATCTTGCCGAATTTGAGGATCGTCACTTCCCACTTTGTCCCGCGTTCCATAACGCCGGGAGTCGTCTGGACCATGCCGGTAACATCGACAGCTCCGCGGAAAGAAAGTGAGATCGGGTCCTGCTTTGTCGAGGCTTTCGTCGGGACGTATTGCTGTTCGACCTTTTGCCATTGGTCCTTCGCATCGAAGGTTACAACGCCGTCTGTATCGACCGAATAACCAATCCGGTAGCAACCATCACCAGCATCAGCAATCACGGCGTCATCGTAGACTTCCTTGACGTAGGCACTCTGAGCCGGGGCGTCTCCAAATTTGCTCCAGAATGCCTGGTAAATCTTTTCGAGTTGTTCGCTCAGGCTGTCGCCCGTCGTTGCCGAAAGCGCAGCCTTTACGAGTTCCCGGATCTTCTTCAAACGATGCTCACCTTCTGCCAGTCCTTCTTGCCGTCCTTGCCGATCACGTTGATTCCCGCCTGGGTCGGCCCGACCATAACGATCTCAACGGAGTTGTCCGGGAAGAGTGCGGTAATTTTTGCCACTACGTTTGCCGGGGCATTGCAGAGATTGGTGACTGTTATCTTCGCAGCCTCAGCCTGAGCGGCCTTCTCGGCCTTCGCTTCCGCTTTGTCTGCGGCCTTTTCCTTTGCAGTCTGTGTATCGTTGTAGTTCATGACCATTTTCCTTTCTTGGGTGTTAGGCACAAAAAAAAATTAGGACAAGCCTGAGACCCATCCCTCAAAGATGGATCTTAGATCTGTCCTAATCTCACGTCGATTTACTTCCGTCCGAGGACGGATAGGATTACGATCGCAAAACCGGTTGCCCTAACCTTGGGCTATGTTGGGGATGAATATACTACGACGATGCCGGCAAAGTCAAGAGATGGGGGAAGTTTATTTTTTCCAGACATTCCCCATCTGCGATTCTCCAACTGCGTCGATTGTTGATCGCACGAGACCGCGAAGCCATTCAACATCATCCTTCGATATGATCTGAATATTCCCATAGCGAAGACAGACGAGCCGAGGATGAACAACCAGAACAGTGATGTCTTCCGGAAACTCTTCGATGTCATCCAGCGTGGTACAGAGACCATGAACTCCACTTGTCGAAAGAAAGCACCAGTTGTATTCGTCGGCCTTGCCGTCCGGGAACACTTTCTTGAGGTCTTCCAGTGATTTCAGGGAATGCAAAACCTTGTAGTACGGGGACTGCGGTGGAGCGTCGGCCTGCAATGCTTCGCTCATATTGTTCTCTCCATTGGTGTGTTTTCAGCTATACAATTTTCTCACTCTTCAAACCTCCCGACGACCGGGATGCTACGGCAACGACAGTTCACAACGTCCCCCACGGGAAGCGTGGGATCATGCGGGCCGTCGATCAGATATGTGTTGCCATCGGTTCCATGAAGTGAAAACTTCTCACTCACTGCGATCTTAACGCCATCAAGTTCCAAGTGTCCGATCCGTGGCGTACCGGTGTGAGAATGCAGCCATTCCTTTTGCAAGTCCGTCACTTGTGTCGCGGCCTGCTCTAACCGTTCCGTTGAGGCCAAGTTCGCAATCCGGTTGACTTCCGTTTTGAATATCGCCTCGGCACGCGCACCCACGGTTCCGAATACAGACGGGTTCTTGAGATTCCGCCCAATCTCCTTGATGATATCCGACACCGG